AATTTATAATCCATTGTTTTACTTCAGATAGATTAACTGGACCTTCTGCTCTTGGTTCCCACCATGCAACTGCATCTACTACTACAATTGGTGCTACTTGTTCATAGTCTTTAATTACCTGAATATTTACCCATTTATCTACGTGAGCGATTGCTACCGCACACTTATCGTGCTTTTGTGCAAGGTCAGCATGAATATAATATGTTTTATCTGGATCTGGTACAAACGTTTCGTCAAACCTTCTAAATGAGTCTAGTGGATTTCTACTATTCATGCACTTCTCAACTTTGTCAATCTGTTTAAAGAAGGCATCCGATGAATAGGTTGGCATACAAGCAAAACGCATCATGGCATCACCAAGGTCAGTATAAAATGCTAGTTTAAAGTCTTCTATCTTACGTGTTGGGTTTACTTCCCATGTAGGTCTTTTAAATGCATATACCCTTGGAATTTTGTATTGAAGGATGGTGTCTTCATCCCACGAGATTTGAAATTGATTGCCTGGATCTTCATGAGGTAAATCCTCATTCATGATAAATGTGTGTGTTCTTTCAATGGTTTCTTTTTCTGCAATTACTGATTCGTATCGTTGAGAAATAAAGTCACCTTGATAACGTGGGAACGAAAGCAGAACAACCTTTCCAAGGTCTGGGAAACGAGAGTCTACTGAACCACGGAATGCTTTATAGATATTATCAGCAGTCTTTCCCTGTTCATTTCCAGATACAACCTCACTTACAAAACCAGAAATTTCATCAAGGACTGCCATAAGCAAGTTCAAACCCTCATGAGATTCTCTTTCTGAGTGTCCAGAATAAACAGTGATGGCTTTGTCAAACTCAATGGAGTCAGCCTTTGCATTATACTTTCCAGCAAACCAGGGTGACTTTTCAATCTTTGTTTTAAAACCTTTAAAGAAAACGTTCTTTGCTTGTTGTGCGTTAACAGCAACGTTAATAATATCAATAGCATCTCCTGCAGGCTTACCGTAATAAAGTGCAGGGTCTTTAAGGCATAATAGTTTATATACTACATATGCACAGGCTACTGTTGAAATAAAGTCTTTTCCAGATCCCTTGCCAAGTTGCAGAATTAATTCGTTTTTAGTGTATTTATTAAAGTGTTTAGTTCCTTCAACATCTCCCATAATATCTATCACGTCTTCTTTACGATAGATTTGGCTCATGGCTTCTACAATTTCGTATTGAATATCAGATAAAAGTGGTTGACCAAGATAATCAGGTGACTGGACAAATGTCTTTACATCAACTGGAGTTTCAACAAAGTGATTCTCTTTTAATACTTCAAGAAAATCATTGAACATCGTGGACAACAGTAATCACTTCTCCTTCTTTTGCAATAACAGAAAGTCTTTTCATAATAATGTCACGCACTTCTGGATGCTCTGAAGCGATGTCTCTTAGAATTCCAACAAGAACCTCTTGTCGTCTTTCAATTTCAATCATCTCTTCTGCTAGTTCTTTGTTCTCAAGAAGACCAGCCTTTTGTAGCATATCAATTCTTCTTGATTCAATATCTAAAACTAATTTAATTCCAGCAGTTTTAGCACTAAGGTTTGTGGATAAAGTTGCTTCGTCAATAACTTCATAAGCCTTTGTAATTAATTTTGTATAGTGTGTATCTGCTCCAACCAAAGCCTCTTTTGCACGGGCACGGATAGCATCATTGGCAGATGCCATAACCTTCCATTCATTAATTAAAGATACAACACGTGTACGTGGGATATCTAATTCTTTAGAAATAACTGTGGGATCATTACCCTTAAGGTATTCTGTAACTACTTGATTGACCTCATCAAGATGCTGAATAAGTTCTGTCTCAGTTGACATATTTTCCCTCTAGTCTATTTATTTCATCCTTGATATAAAAAATTGCTTTTTCTAAATCTTGAATGGTCTTTGCTTCATCTTTGATTCCTGCTCTCCATAAATACTTAAAGGCATTTCCAATATTAAAGTTGCGATGGCGTGTAATCTGAATACACTCAACTCCAGAAGGATCTGTTGTGTAGTGTGCAGGATGGTTTACTTGATCAACAGTAATGTGTAGGTTATCGCTCACTTAGTTACCTCAACATTTAATCTTTTAAAACACCTTAAACATGTTGTATATGTTCTTCCAGTAAACGGGCATGAAGACACGGATGACTCTGTGTGTTTACAAAACAACCTTAATGTAAGTGCTTTTGCAACATCTATAAAATGTTTAATAATCCTCATCTACTTCCTCCTTTAAGTTCCAATCAAATGACTCTGGAATATTATTTAATACAAAAAGTGTATAAGCCAATCCTGCACTAGAAAATAAAAAAAATATAAATAAAATTTTCTTAACTTTATTCATTGCACTCTCCCAAAATATTTTCTTTTATTTCTTTTAAAATAAGTTCATTCATTCTTGAATCTTTAAATTTTTTATATCGTTTTATAAGAGGAAAATTTTTACCAAAAATAGAAGGCGCTGATACGCAGTGTTGTGCATAAGTTCCTAGTTTTCTTGTGTATTTAAATCTTACAAGTTTTATATTTTTATTTGTTAAAAATTCTACATAAAACATTGGTTCGTCTTCTTTTATAAGAAGTTCTCCATCTTTATTCCACATTTGAATTTCAAAAAAATATGGTCTAAACCAGGATCCTATATTAAATTTTCCTGGAACTACTGAACCATATTTTGTATATCCTTGTGGATGGAATATTGGTTGAGAAAAACTTGCCTCTAAATCTGAATCAGCAAAAAATATATATGGCGTTTCGACTATAAGGGTTGGTCCAAAATCTAATCCTGGAACTCTTTGTACTGATAGTGGAGCAAAATTTTTATTTAATGGATTAAATTTAACCTCTCCTATTTCATCTGTTTCATAGGAGTAGTGAGATTCTATAGAACTTTTAAATACAAATGTATTTCTCATTTTTTCTTTAAATGCTGGGCAACTTAACACTGATGCTTTTTGATCAAATTTGGATCTTTTTGAAACTAAGTATTTAAACATGTTGTATGGATCTAAATATAGCATGTTTAGTTCTTCATGATATTCAACATTTTGAGATATTGCAGGTGCCCAATAAACAGTTATAAATTCTTTTTCTTTATCTTTTTTCATCTCTTAGACTTCCTTAATCCAAACTTAGCAAGGTATACGTAGATAGTCTCAACACTGGCTCCGCACTCCTTTGCAATCTCTTCTGGAGTCTTTTTATCCATAAGGTAACGCTTACGCATATAGACTTCTGATGTATACAGTTTAGCAGTCATAATGTTATTTGTCAACCTCTTTTAAGTCAATATCATAGTTAAATCTATCAGAGTTTTCCATTATCCATTTGTCTTGATTTTCTACGTCATACTTTCTCTCATTAATTATTCTGTCAATTAGATATTCTTTTTCCAGGGTAAACGAAGGCTCATATACCCTGACTCTATTATTAGGCTGAATTGCAAAATTTCCATCATCTCTTTGAATAACATGTCCACACTTGTGGTCTGCAGGACTTTCAGAATATCCATCATCTAAGACATTGCTATCTGGGTTATGCCAGTCTAGTGTAAATAAATATGTTCCTTTGTTCATAGTTTTTGTTCTATCTATGTAAGACATTCTAAGGTTCGTTAGATTTTCAAATCTTGTTACAGCAACATGATGACTAAAAGAATTCCAAAGAACTAGATTATGTAGGTCAACTTCAGGAACTCCTGGCTCTGTGCAGAAAGCAGAAATTGGAAGTCTCCACCAAAGCCCTCCATCTGGCATTAAAATATGAAATAGAGGACTTCTAGATTTTAAACTTGAAACACCAAAGACTACGCACTCAAAGTATTTATCATGGCTGTCTTGATGGTTTCTTAAATAGTTTCCTCTTACATAGCAGTTTATCGGTGGTATGTTTGCATTTAACTCTGGCATTATTTGTTATCTCCTATTGCTTTCTCCCAGTTTTTTATTGCCCAATGACCTATACCACAGGCATCGGCAACATCGTTATCTGTAATTGTTCTATCATAATTAATATTAATAAAGTTAATTGTTCTTTCTTTACGAAGCATTCTTTCGTGAGCCTT